CATCTCTTGAATCTTTGGTTCAAAAGCTTCTTCGAGTGCCGCCTTAGCATTAGCTACCGCAGAAGCTCTTAAAGCTTTAGCGTCAAGGATAGCATCTTGGTAAAGATTGCTCATTTCAATAAAATTGTTTCTGGGATTGCTTATTAGATAGAAAGCAATATAAGGATTTTATTCATTAGTGCCATACTAGATAATGACACATATGCAATAAATATCTAACTTGAGAGTAAAAATATGTAAACTCGTAAATATTTTTATTTACTTAAGCAACAAACTCCTGATTGAGAACAGATAATATCAGAAATAAGTTGATTAACTCTGCTTGTTGACCTAGCGATAGTATGATCTACAGACTCTCTTAAACCTCCAACTGGCTTCATATACGCACCGTATGTTGATGGTGTAGATACAAAGTCCCAGCAAATAAGATCAAGATCATCTTCAACCTGTACTAAACCTTCACCGATTGGAGTAACAGAACCCATAGCTCTAGAAGATATACCGACAGTAATATTGTTTCTAAACAACTCTTTTAATATATTTCCTGATGGTGTAGGTAATACTTCAACGTCTCCATAAAGATCTTTACCTTCCCAATACAATCTAACAATGTTATGACTAACATTCTTAAGGTTAATAATAGAAGATTCAGGATGGTCTAATTCACCTAAAGCTCTATTCTCAGCAATTGGTCCAGCAATATATTTTTGTACTTGCTCAAATAAAGTTTGATACGGATATATTCTTCTATTAGCATTAGGTTTATCAGTTGCTTGAACAAGTCCAGATACCACCATATTACCATTAGAAAGGCGTTTTGCCTCAGTTAAAGATTGCGGAAGCGGACTAAAAGCATTATATTCTATTAAAAGTTGTTTGGACATTATTGTACTTTTTCTTTTGTGTATCTTACTCCAGCTCTTTTTAAATCAGCTTCATATCCAGGTGCTTCAGAATCTTTTGTAAAAATAACTTCTCCTCCTGCATGGAATTTTGTAGCCTCTTTTATCTTCTTTATTACTTCTTTCAATTTGCCCATCTTTTCCTTGTCCCCTTTATGTTTTGCCATATATTTTTTTATGGCTTCACCAAAAGGCTTACCTTTCCATGAACTCCAAGGATTAGTATCAGCAGGCTTTTCTAAACCCGCAATATCAATATAGTGATAATTCATTCCATCAAAATAACCAGCCATAATCCTACGCTGCTCAATCTTCAATGAATCAATCTTAATCTCTTCATTTCTGTCTACAGTAATAGCTTTATCTCCTACTTTGAACTCTATACCTTCAGGACTTATAGCTCTTTGGCCATCTTTATTCATTTTATATCCTTGAAGTAATGGTCCGTCTGAACCCGGAAGGCTTTTATCTGGGGCTGGAAATATGCCTTCTTCTTGCTGGCTTTTTTCTGTAAAATGATGTACTGTATTAGCCTGATAGTCTTTTAATGAACCATCTTCCATTTCAACTGTAAAAGTGCTACCGATAATTTCTGTTATTTTACCATTACCATCAGGTGTATGTACTTCTGATCCTATATGGTATTTCCAGTGGCTGTCTTCGTTAATTTGCTCTTTTTTTTTAAGAGAATTGGTAAGAGCTTTTAAAGCCTCTTCTTTAAGAGCCTTAACTTTTACCTTCTTCATCTCATTAGCCTTATCTTTATGATTGGCTTTTTTAACTTCTTGAGTTTGAAGCTTAGCGTCTTTCTTTTCTACGTCTTCTGCATTAGCAAACATTTCTTTATCAAATGCATGGGGATTCTTTTGTAATTGCTTAGCAGCTTTATTAAGGGCAAGCTTATATGAATCATTAGTAAGCTCGTCTTCTTTTGACAACATCATCTGTACACCTTTTTTCAAGAAGTATGGATTAACCCTGTCAACTGCTGGATCGGTAGTTACATTAGCATCTGCCTCATTTAAAGACATTTTTTTAGCAGCTAATTTAGGATCACTTTTTGACTTATTATCCATAAAAGAACCATCTCCCCACCAAGCAACTACAGAATCTGTATCTGCTGTAGAATTAAAATTAGGTCCGGCTTTAAATACATCTACATGCTGCAATTTTTTATTTGTAGCGGCAAGTTGTTTAGCAAACGCAATTGCAGATTTAATATCTTTAAACTTCTTAGATTGTCTGATTCCATCTGAATAGTGAACTTCGTAATTCTCAGCAATCTCCGCTTCGCTAATGATACCCTTGTTCTTAAGGATCCTTACAGCGTCATCATAAGATGTAATATTGGTTACCCAAGGAAGGTTATTATCCTTACGTACTTCGTAAAGAAACTTCTCACGGCTTACTTCCCCAGCCTTATGTTTACGGTATAATTGAATTGTAGTCATACTAATAAATATTTATCTTCCCTGTCCACGATAAGTTTTTTCTGACCTATCGTGTTTGTTAAATGATTTTTGTGCCTTACCTTTCTTTCTTTTGCCGAAATTGATCTTTACTGATGTTCCACCTTTTGATACTTTTGCCATGACTACTTAAACTTTTTAATGTTTTGATTAAGTTCTGCAACCATTTCCTTGATCTTACTAAGGGCTTTTTCTGTATGAGCTTTATATTTGAGACCACCTTCACCTTCAGATAATTCTGATTTGAGGCGGCTTACATATTCAAACAAACGATTAATTTCTTGTACTTTCTTTCTAACTTCACGAACAGCTTGGTGGAATTGATCTGCTTTACCTCTAGTCTTAGTTTCTGTTTTAAACTTAGAGTAGCTTTCATTTACTTCTACCACAATTTTTACTTCGTCTTGATTGACAGTTATAACCTTTCTTTGTGGACCAACAGCAACATCGACTTGTCCGTCTCCCGCTCCTATTACTTCACCAGTATTACCGGCATAAGTTCCTTTTACTATCTTAACTGTTTTATTTGCCCAATAATCATTCTCGTCGTCTTCATTTATACGTTTATTGGTAAACCAATCGTAGCTATCTTCATCATCACCTTGCTCTTTAGATTCAAATTCAGGAAACATCTCTATTCCTTTTTCTGTCCATGACCATGATGGAAACTTAGCTATTACATCATCAATAGTATTGACTTGTAATTTATTCCATCTATTTCCAGCAGCGTCAATTACATTAATAGAAAAAGTACCTGTTGAAGGTTCAAAATAGATATCAGAGTCAGTTTTAGTGTCTGTACCAATATGAATTTTATCTATAGCTTCATTATTTATATTAAGTTGATTTTCTTTAACGAAATCATTTAGCTCTTCAAACAATTGCTTGTAGATAAAACCACCTTTAGATGGACGGTTAGGTACAGATGGTGCATCTTTCCAACCCCATTTATCTTTCATGTATATTTTAGCTTTACCAGCTGCTAACTTAGGCTCAACATCTTTAACCTCTTTCTTAGTCTTCTTTTTAAAAGCCTTATTGGTAGCCATTTGTTCACCAGTACCAGGAGTAAAAGTTGCGCCTCCAAAATTGGTAGCAGATGTTTCTTGACGAAGTTTCTGTGTAGCGAATTGATTATTAAACTTTTTATCCACTATTAGCCTTTTTTAAGCTCGTCGATTAAATCGAAATATTGTAGAATTCCAGTTATAACCTCATCTTTTATAGATTGATTTTCTTTTATTGGCATTACAAATTTGATAACCTCTTCAAGTTTAATCTTGATAATGGCATCATTTGTAGTATTTTTTAGTTCAGTTAGCTCTGTCTTAATTTGATCGATTTGATTGTTAAGATAAAGCTTAAGGTTCTTTGTGTCTGATATATTAGTGATGTATTCTTTTAACACATCTTTTTGTCTTTCAGACATGCCTTGATACTTGTTGTTAAACTTCTCAACCAATATTTTGTAGGCTAGAAGACGAATCTCTTTGTCCTCTTTCATGAATTCTTCTACTATAGACTTCGGAGCCTTAGTGTCTCCAGCAGGTGTTTCTGTAAGATGCTCAAGAAGATTAATCTTATTTAAAATAAGCTGCTTTGTGTCAACAGATTGTGTATTCTGGCTCTCAAATATAGTATAGATGGAAGCAAAAGGCTTATAATTATCTACTTTAGTCTTAAAGAAGTTGTCTAACTCGTAAGTCTTTTTGATCTCTTTTATCAAATTATATTTCAACTTGGCCACCTTTTGATGGTCTAATTTATTATACTGCTCAATAATAGTTGAAATTAAAATCTCTGCTTTAGCCTCAGATAATTTAGGGCTAGCTGAAAATGTGCTATAAAGACTGTACTCTTTTCCTAACTCCGTATTTGTAAAATACTTTTTTAGGATTTTAACCGCCTTTGAATCTTGATTGTTAAGTAGATCAGACGTCGTTTGTCTAACTAACAGTTCAAATAAAATACCGGTATTGCGATATTTGCTGTGTTTAATTGCCATAATTTTTTACAAGTCGACTAATAATAAATATCAATACATTAATCTAAATCTCCTTTAATATTATCTTCACTTAAAAGATCTGACTCTTCAAACAAATTAACCTTTCTGCCCTTTTTGCTGCCAAACATTTTATCTAGGTATTGTTTGTTTTTAAGATACTCATTCATAGTAGATTCAAGAGCTAGTGGATTGCCGCCTTTATAGTTAGACCTCATATTATTCTCACCAGTTTCAGCATCTTTTTTATATGCTGCTGCTCCTAATGGATCGCGTCCAAATGCTGAGCCATCGGTTGAAATAATAGACGTTTGTGTTTTAGGACGTCCTGGTCCAACTTGCTTCTCATCATAACCTTGTGGTACGTTTAATACAGAGTCTTCTTTACCTCCATACAAACTAGCTATCTGATGAGGTGTGCCATATGCTTGGCCTGATTCTGCTGGATCATTTCCTTCTTCTTGAATCTGTGCATATCTAAACTCACGCTTCTTATCTTCTATAATCATATCTTCAAGCTCTGCATATTGATCCTCAGAGAAGTGGAATATTTTGTCATAGATAAAGTCTCTAGGTAACAATGATCCTTCCATTGCTTGTTTAGCAAGATCAATCTTCTCTTTGAAAAGTGCTATCCTTTCTTGGTCATAGATAATAGATGGATTAGTAAGAGATAACGTAAAGTTTGCTGCTGATTCATTTGTATATCCATGAGCATATAAATGTACTAATGCTATTTTAGTTAATTCGCTAATAATAATCCTTTGAAGTCTCTCAATAGTTCTAGCAAACCTGATGTCTTCAGCAGCAAGTGTAGCTTTACCAGTTAAGTCTTTTTCATAACCCATGAAAGCCTTAGGTATTTTAAGAGCTGCAAAAAGCTTCTCGCGGAAGTAAGCAACATCTTCAATACCATTATATTCAAGACCTTTTGCTGTATCTATCTTAGTAGAAGTATCATTACCTCTAATAGGGATAAAGAAGTCTTCTAATAGGTTTTGCTGGTTGTATTTAAGGTTATAATTACCTGTAGTAGGATCAATCAAAGGAGTCTTCTTCATCTTCTGAATCATCCTTTGCATGTAGTTATCAACCTCACCTGGAGGGATAGCTCCTACATTGACATAGAAAATCCTACGTTCAGGAGCCCTAACAATACGATGAATCAACATCGCATCTTCAATCAATACATACTGCTTAAATAATTTACGAGCAGGCTCTAAATAAGATCTACCATAAGGGAGATAGTTAACATCACCTGTCAATCTAAAGTGTGCCATCTCATAGTTATCAAACCAAATTCCGGTATCATTGTTTTGTTGACGGCTATAACCACTAGATGAAGCTAATGTAGCGTTTGGATCATATTTAAACCTAACCTCTTGAGGGTTTTCTGGGTTATATCCTTCTTCTCTGATAATATTATAAGCTGAGAAAGGAATAACGTTATAAACGCCATAATTTTCTGCTATCTCTAATTTGAGGTAGAAGTCTCCGTACTTAGCCATATTCCTAACCCAAGACCAAAGATTAAATTCAATATTAAGTACAGAATAAAATAAGTTGTAGAGGAGC